CAAGCGGTGTCGTCGGCACTCCTCCCGCTCTCGGGACGTATCTCCGTGGCTGCGGCTTGCAAGAGCAGATCGTGAGCCAGATCACGGTAGGCGCGATTACAGGCGGTGACGGCACTCTTACGGCCGGGTCGATCTACTCGGCCACCGGCTCGAAGACCGGCATTGTCGAGGCGGACCGTAACGGCGCTGGTGCCATGCGCTATATCGTCCTGACTGGCGGCAACCTGGCTGCGTCGGACGTGGTGACTGTTGGTGCCGAGTCGACGACGACTTCCGGCACCAGCACTTTCTACGCCGTCAAGTACAAGCCGCGCTCGAGCGGCCTCCAGAACCTGACGATCCAGCGTGCGGCGAAGAATAGCGAGGGAACGTCAGCCGAGGACCAGCTCTATCGGCTGCGTGGATCGGCCGGCACAGGCTCGATCAGCGGCGCGGCACTTGACGCGATCAGGTTCAACGCCGAGTTCACGGGACCGCTCGATTTCATTGGAGCGGGTTCGTTCTTCACGGGGTTCACCTACGAGACCGGGAACGCTCCGAAGTTCCTGAACGCCGTCGTCCAGCTGAACGGGGTGCCGATCATACCGGACTCGTTCGCGCTCGACTTCGGGAACGTGATCGAGAGCGACCCTGACCCGACGACGTCCGGCGGAGTGAGCGGCTACATAGCAAGCCGGATCGCACGCCGCGAGCCGAAGCTGACGATCGGACCGCTGCGCCAGAAGACGAGCGTGTTCGACGACTACGGCCTGTTGAGCTCAGGCAACGAGTTCACGTGCTCGATCATTGTCGGGACGACTCCGAACCTGATCGAGATTGCGGCAACGAAGTGCCAGATTCGGGAGCACTCGGAAGGCGTGCGAGCGGGAAGGCAGACGGCTGGGTTGACGGTGTTTTTGAATAGGTCGGTTGCTCTGGACGAGGACTATGTCCTGTACTACCGGTGACGGATTCGCCACTGGCGGCGTGATCAAGCCAGAGCAAGTGCTTTTAGGTGAGCGCTCGAATTGCTGCGCGTGTTGCGTAGGTTTTAGCGAAGCGCTGGCGGCTCTGAGGAAGGAAGTCTCAGAGCTTAAGACCGTCGTCGTTGTGAACGTCAACGGAGAGCGTGAACTCTTCAAGAGGAATCGAGAGCAGATTCAACAGGCTGTCGCGGACCAGCTTAAGCGTTCTGGGCCGTACAGAGAACAACTTAGAGGAGACTGATGCCTGTCGCGCCGTCGCTAGGTGAATTCGACTACGTTTGCAAGTGCGACAAGGATCTTGATCGCAGCAAGCAAACGGTCTACAGGCTGAGAACGCTCACGTGGAGCGAGCGAGAGGAAGTTGTCTCGGAGCAGAACACGCTCGTAACGATCCGTAAGGTTCTCAACTACGGCCTTCTGGGGTGGACGAATTTCTTGAACGAGAACGGTAGCGAGATTGAGTTCAAGAAGACGAACGTGCTCCACAAGGACACGCTCGACAACGTCCAGCCATACGCGATCGAGCTTGCCAACGCGATCCTTGACAAGACGCGATTCACGGAGGACGCCGCAAAAAACTCCTGATAGCCGTAGCCAGGAGCTACGGCGCAACCTTCCAGACAGGACTCGAGATACCACGTGGATGCGCCAGACACGACGGATGCGGAGGAGAGCGAAGCGACGGTGTATGCATCTGGCCTTCTGATGGCTTCCTTGTCGTCCCTTGCACTGGCTGCGATGGCTTTGATAGCTCTTGCCAGCTCTGCTTCGGCTACGGGTACCAGCCAGTCGACGCCTGTCCTTCGAGCTTCGATACCTCCTGGTGTTGGGAGTTTCTGTCGCTGCATGACCTGTGGCCGCGAGCTTTTCCTTTCGCGGGAGGACTATATCAGCAGCCGGCAGCGTATTTGTTTGCCATGCGTCTCCTTGATCGGGCGAAACAACTGATGCAGGAAGCCATGGACAAGAGGCCTGCCAGTGGCTAGCTCCGAACAGCTCAATATTGAGGTGCGCCTTCGCGATTTCGCCTCGGCCCAATTCGGCAAGCTAAACTCCGTCGTCAAGGGTTTCGGCTCCGGCGCTCTTGGCGCGTTCAAGAGCGTCACAGGCGCTGTCTTCTCCCTCAAGGGCGCTCTCGCTGGCCTCGGCGTGGCTTTCACGATCAAGGGCCTTACCGATCTGGTCAAGGCGACTGCCAACGAGGCCGACAGCCTGCGCGACCTTTCGAAGCAGCTCGGGACCTCGACGGAGTTCTTGTCCGAGCTTCAGTTCGCCGGCGGCCAGGCAGGCGTGGGTATCGGGGAGCTCGAGGTCGGTATTCGGACGCTCGGGAAGAACCTGGGCGAGATCGCTGCGACTGGCGGCGGGCCTGCGCTCAAGGCACTGAAGCAGCTCGACCAGCAGACGCAGGATCTGCTCACGTCGAACGCCTCGCTCTCGGACAAGTTCCTGGCCACGGCGCGTGCGATCCGTGCGTTGCCTGAGTCCGAGAAGCTCTTCGTCACCTCGAAGTTGTTCGGCCGAGGCGGCGGTTCCTTCCTCCAGCTCTTCGCCGAGGACCTCGACGCCGCCACGAAGAAGGCGCGCGAGCTTGGCCTTTCGATTTCGGGTCCAGCAGCAGCCGGTGCAGACAAGTTCAACGACGCAATCGGGGAGCTTTCCGGCGCGCTTAAGGGGTTCCGAAATCAGGTAATCCTTCCGCTACTGCCAGAGCTTTCGAGGATATTTACGTCTGCTACTGAAAGCCTCGTAGCGAACAGACCTGCGATTCTGCGTTTCTTCGCGGACATTATACAGTCCGCAGGTGAGTTCGGAACGATCGTCGGGAAGACATTCCAGGGTATAAGCGAAGTTGTAAACTTCGCGCAGACTGCGCTGACTGATTTCAACTTCAACAGTGCCACAAACGAGGTTAACAAGATCCAGCGGCGCATCGAAGCGCTCAACGATCAACTGACGAAGCTCAGCGACCAGGGCGTCGATATCTTTGGCGACCCGACGAGGTCGGCTGCGATCTTCGCAGAGCGGCGGAAGGAACAAGCAGCTCTGGCAGCCGCTCAGAAAGAGCTGAACGACATAACGCAGCGAAGCGCCGATCTCTCCACAGCGCAGGCCAAGCAGGCAGAGCTTGCCTCTGGTGGTGTCGAGAGGGGCGCCAAGGCCGCAGCCGACGCGATACGCGGAGTGGCGGATGCCCAGGAAGAGGTACTGAAAAACAACAAAGCTCTGGCCCTGTCGAATGAGCTTGTGCCGCTTCTTCCAACGGAGAAGCTGACGGAAGCCTATGAGGACCAGGACAAGGTACTCAAGGATCTGGTTCGTTCGGTCAAGGACCGCGTTGCAGCGACGGTGGATGGCGGGAGGGCGCTGGTGGTCTCTGGCCTTGCCGAGCTCAAGGCGCTGGACGATCGCAGGCTGGCGGTAGAGGAGCTGAACGCCGCAGAGGACAAGGCTTTCAGGAAGCGCTTGCGTCAGTCTCAAGAGCTCATAGAGGCGCAGCAGGAGTTCGCTGGCCGTCGTAACGAGCAACTGAGGCTCGCCGCGGACGAAGAGGCACAGCTCCAACGTGCCCAGAACGCCGTGAGCGGACTCACTGGTGCCTTCAGCAAGCTGCGCGAGGACTCGAAGGAGTTTGGGTTCGCGGCGCGTGACGCTGTTCTCGGTGTATCTGACGCGCTGGCCACGAACCTCTCAGACGGCCTCATCGCGGTCGCAGAAGGAACGAAAAGCGCCAAGGAAGCCTTCCGAGACTTCGCCAAGAGCACGCTGAACGACATTCAGCGGATCATAATCCAGACGCTGATCTTGAAGGCGGTTCAGTCCTCGCTTGGCTCTATTGGCGGCCTCGCCTTTGCGCAGGGTGGAGTCATAGCCGGGTCGCCCGAGCGTGTTCCTGGCCTCGCGCGTGGCGACGTGATCGCGCCTCCAGGCGGAACCTTCCAGATAGCCGAGGCTGGCCGGCCCGAAGCAGTCCTGCCGCTCATGCGGAACAGTCGCGGGGACCTGGGCGTCCAGACGGTCGGCGCACGCGGCGGCAACAGCCAGGTCGTGAACGTGACCGTGAACTACAACGGCACGATCGGCGAGAAGGCGCTCTTTGCGCGGAACGTCGAGCAGATCAGGCAGGCCGTCGCGCAGGGAGTACGGGAGTCGTCCAACTACCGCGAGCAACTGAGGGCGGCGTAGCGTGGACACCTTCACGCCAGAGGCTTACGGCGCGCTCCTCCAGCGGGAGTACACGATCACGCCGATCTATAACGTTGCCGAGGACGAGCGCGAGATAGGCGGCTGGAAGTCGCGCGCGGTATCCGAGAAGGCGCTCAGGCGCCTCGAGAACCTGGTCTACAAGTGCCGGGACCGGACACCCTACGAGTACATCGCGAGCTTCTTCCAGAGGCACGTCGGACCCGCCGGGCGCTTCTTCTACGCGTGGCCCGAGTTCGTGGCCTCGCCGGACGCAGCGCCGACGCTTACGGCAGTCGTCTCAGGCGCGCAGGCCGAGCGCACGATCTTCTGCAAGTTCGCATGGCAGACGGCGCTAGGGATCACCCGCGCTTCCCCGGCTGCAAGCCTCACCATCCCGCTGAACAACCTGATCGTGGTTTCGCTACCGGTATTCCCGCCGAGCGTCACGGAGGCGGTGATCTACGCCACGCAGGGAGCGGCAGGGACGGAGGTCGAGCAGACGACGGTCACCGCTCGTACCTGGACGCAGCCTGACGGCGCGCTCCTGACGGGCACGGACGCTCCGCAGACGACGAACACTGCCAGGGAGATCCCGACCTGCAAGCTCATCGGTAACGGCTTCCGGGCGCAGCGCGGTCCAGGCGCGACGTACCTGATCACGCTCGATCTCGAGGAGACCTACTCGTGATCACGCTCTCGCAGGCGCTGAAGGACTGGAAGGCCGGGGACAACCAGGTCTCGCCGATCGCCGTCCTCTACGACATATCGATCACAGACGCGATCACCGTCCGGCTCGTCGAAGGAAACCCTACAGGCGGCACGATAACGTACGACGGGAACGTTTACACGCCTGCGGGTATAGCGCGCGGGAACGTCGAGCAATCCATTGCCGGGGAAATCGGAAGCTTCGAGGTTCAGGTCTCAAACATAGACGGAGTCCCAGGCGGCTACATTGAGCAGTACGAGCTTGACGGGCGGCGGGTCACGATCACTACGGTTCCGGTCTCGACGCTCTCACCGGCAGATGCCGTGGTGGAGACGTACACGATCCAGGGACAGGCGTACACCCGCGAGGTTGCGAGCATAACGCTTGGATACTCGAACCTCTTCCGTAGGCGTCTCCCGTGGCGGCGCTACCAGAGAATCCGCTGCCTGCACGACTGGGAACGGCGCTTCGAGCTCGGGAACGGCTGCGGCTTTCCCTCGGATGAGTTCGAGGCGGACACTACCCAGCTTCTGGTCAATGGAGCGGTTACCGACTCGGAGCAGAAGCGCAGGTACGGTTGGTACGCGCTGAACATGACGAAGGCATCGACGGCAGATGTGAACACGGCGGAATTCGGGAGCCTCTACCTCGAGACCTTTTCCAGTGACGTTACTTGGTCTGGTGCGAATCGAAACGGGCCGTTCCTCTACAAGAAGTTGTCCGGCGACTTCGACTGCTACACGAAGGTGAATGTCTTCGGCACACGCGAGAGCGGCCTGCTCGGCATGCTATGCCAAGAGGACGGAGCTCCGCAGGACTCGTGGATCTTCTTGGCACGCACACGTAAGACCGGCGAGGACATCAGCTTGACGGTGCGATCATCTATCGACGGATCGCAAGAGACTTCTGTAGCCGCTACGCAACCGGACCCGCGCTACTTACGCATGAAGCGGGTAGGCGACTTGTTCACCCTCTACTACGCGCTAGTAGAGAACACGGACTGGGTTGAACTCACCCAGGCTACGGTCCCCATGAGCACGGAGATCCGGATAGGTGCAGCGATTGGCGGCGGTGAGGGCCAGGGTCTATCGGCCAGCTATCCGTTCTTCAGGTTCACGTCTGGTGGTCCGAGCACTTGCGATCGCACGAAGGAGGGCGTCGACGGCTGCCGTGTGAAGGACAACGTCCACCGGATCTTCCTATTCGACGGGATACCGAGACGGTGAAACTCCAGAGCCTATCGGAGATTTCCGCGAGCTTCCCGACACTCGAGGTCGAGTACGAGGATTTGCTTCAGTACCGCTACGTCCGGGACGCCAGGGGCGAGAACAAGACGATCGATTGCCTGGGGATCGCGATCGAAATCTACCGCCGCGCGGGCCTCCAGCTTCCCGACCTTCGTGAAGGGAACGTCGTCGACAACTTCTACGAGGTCTTCGAGGAGATCGAGACGGCAGACACGCTCTTTGACCTGATCTACATGCGGCGAGACACGGACGGCCTCTTCACCGTGGTTCGTCCAGGCATAGCTCTCACGATCGTTCCTGCTGCGGGAGCCTTCACGCGGAAGGTGATGGCCGTGGAGTCGCGAGAAGGGGTCCTTTCTTACAGGGTGCGCCCGGAATGCCTGCCGTAACCGTGCGCACCTTGGAGAACTTCTTCACGCGGGAAGGCCGCAGAACCTGGAGTGACGGTCCAGGCAGGCCGGTGATCGAGTATTGCCCGCGCGGCTTCTCGAGGATCGAGAACCTCGGGATCATTCACAACGGGAAGATCATAGAGCCTAATGTGGCCGAGACGTTTCCCATGTGGGACGGCGACGAGGCGGTGTTCTACCGGAAGGTGCGCGACCCGCTTACTATCGTCGCCTTCGTCGTTGTCTCACTCGTAATCTACGCGCTCCAGTATTACATCCAGAAGCAGTTCTTTGCTGGAGCACAGCCGATCCGGAAGGAGCTCGAGGAGTCGGATACTTTCGGCGCAAGCGGGATCGTTAACACGGTCACGCCTGGGACCAGGATTACTCTGATCTACGGGACCCATAGGGTTGGCGGCCAGATCATCCAGCAGTACCTCGAGCGTAACCGCGTATCAAACCTGGCCTTTCAGCCTAAAGAGTCTGTACTGAGCACGCTCGTCGGTGTCTGTTCCGGCGAGGTTGACCGCATAAGCTCTCTCCGTGGCAACAAGGATTCGAACACTCCTGGGATCTTTGACGTCAGGAAGGGCTCGAACCACCAGGCATTTATCCCGGCCTTTAGCGACATTCGCACGCAGGTCACGAAGGACTTCAAGGTCACTGGTGTTAACGGCTCGTACACCACGGGAACGGATAACGAGTGCGACTTCTTCGAGGTAATCTTTCGTTTCGCCGGTCTCTTCAGGACTGGTGACCGAGGCCAGCTGCTTCAGAAGTCCGTGGACATAAGGATCGAGTACAAGGAAGTAGGGACGCTCAACTACACCCTTGCGTCCATAACGGTCCCAGGGAGCACGCGTAACCAGTTCGACGCTTTCTGGCGCTCGCCTATGCTACCGCGCGCAAAGTACGACGTTCGTATCACCAGGCTTACTCCTGACGACACGGACTTGACTGGCTTGTCGGACTTCAGCGTCCTTGCGATCGTAGAAATCCTGGACGAGGCGCAGACCTATCCTGGCCTCGCGTTGTACTCGGTAGAGGGTGCCGGACTGCGCCAGAGTTCAGGCTCGACGCCGACATACGATGTGCTCGTCAAGGGCAAGCTCGTGCGAGTCTACTCGGACATCAATACGTACACGGTTCAGTGGAGCGATAGCCCTGCGTGGTGTCTGCTCGACTTTCTTACGGACAAGAAGTACGGCCTTGGCGCGTTCATAGACTATGACCGTATTGACCTCCAGAGTTTCATAGACGCGAACACATTCTGCCGGGCAGAGAACCTGACGCTGAACGTTGTTCTGGACGGGTCTCTCAACGCGTTCGACACCATTCGACAAATCTCCCTTGCTGGGCGGCTCCTCTTCCTCCTGCGCGGAGACAAGTGGACGGTGCGGCCTGACAAAGCCGAGGAGCCTGTCCAGTTCTTTTCCATGGGCAGGATCATCAAGGGATCGTTCACCGCATCCAAGTCATCCAAGGGAGAAAGCGCTAACTACCTCCTCGGAGAGTTCTGGAACGAAGCGCTTGACTACGAGCGCGACTCTCTGCCGAAGGAAGACCCGACGATCGGACCGGAAGAGGAGCAGGTGGAGGCGACGGTCAACCTCCTCGGTATCACGAGCCTGGCTCAGGCCAACAAGATCCTGAACCTGATCGTCCTTTCAAACCGGCTCCAGAGGCGCACCGTCGAGTTCCAGGTCGGAGCCGAGGCGCTCGCCATGGAGGCCGGCGACGTGTTCGCGGTGAGCCACGACGTTCCTGGCTGGGGCCTGTCCGGCAAGCTCCGCGAGGTTGACGAGACGGGAACCTCGATCTGGCTCGATCGCACCGTGACGCTCGAGTCCGGGAAGGAGTACGAGCTCACCGTCTTCCACGACCGGCACGAGGGGGACCAGGATACCCGTGGCTTCGACGTTGTGCGCGTCGTCTCGAATCCAGAGATCACGGACCGGATCGCGGTCTCCGGCGAGTGGATGGACATCCCCACGAAGGGGATGGACTACAGCTTCGGGGAGCTCACGAAGAGCTACGTCAAGTACCGCTGCGTGGGGATCACCCGGGGGACGGCAAGAGCTAACCGACTTGTCCGTGGCGTCGAGTACAACGAGGCTGTCTACGGCACGGACCTGACCGTGCTGCCTGATCCGAGCGTGTCGAACCTGCCGGACCCGCTCAGGCTGCCTCCAGACATTACCGATCTGCGTTTGGCCGAGCGCCAGGTCTACGCCGAGGACGGGACGCTCTCGACTGGGATCGACGTCTTCTTCACCCTGCCGATCATTGCCGGGGTGCGTGCCGAGGTCTTCTGGCGCGAGAACGGGTTCCCAACATGGGAGGCGGTGTCCGTCGTCAACACGGGATACGCCACGATCACGCAGAACGTGCGCTCTCCAGGCGGCGCGTACGAGGTGGCCGTGTGCTCTTTGTCCCAGTTCGGCGTCCGAAAGGACCCGAAGGACGCGCCCTGGGCGGGGATCGTCACCGTAGGCGTGACGCGGCAGCCGGACACGGTAAGCAACTTCCGCGTGGACCGCATGATGGAGGGTCTCTACTTCGCCTGGGACCCGGTCGATCCGGTGCGGAACTTTGACCTTGCTAACTACGAGATCCGGACCGGAACTTCATGGGACACCGGGATCACAATCGGCGAGCCGGTCGAGACGAGGTTCTTCACCACTGCCTTCGTGAAGGGCGAGAACACCTTCTTCATCAAGGCGAAGAACAGCGCTGGGAAGTTCTCCGTCGACGCGCGCTCGGTTGTGATCGAGGTGGACGCTCGAATCAACGAGAACGTGGTGTTCACACGAACCGAGGACCCGACCTTCCCTGGCTCTAAGGACGCGTTCGACGTTATCTCGGACGAGCTTGTGCTCAACACGAGCGACCAGGTCGTCGCCTGGCGTAACTCGCAGAAGACTGGCTCTTACGGCGGCTCGGTGTACCTCGCAGGGGGGCGGCTTCCTGGGTTCAAGGTCCAGGGGACGTACACGACGGACAAGTTCCAGGTCACGGCGGGGAACGCAGAGCGTGCCCTTGTCAGCTACATGATCAACGCCTCCCAGCTGAACGTCTCCGAGTTCTGGTCGGCTACGGGAGTGGCCACTCAGGCGTGGTCAAGCGCTTTCGCGCGCGAGCGCGCATGGAGCCGTGCGCCGGACGGCAAGGTCTCGATCACAGTCGAGACGCGTTTCTCGACAACCACTTCGGACGAGGCAGCGTTCGGGCCATGGCAAGAGCGCGCGAAGAACGCCGAGGCCCTCGTGAAGTGGGCGCAGGCTCGTATCCATGTCGTCGTGCTTGACCCGGCATTCACGGTCTCGATCAGCGAGTTCGAGATTTACTTCGACGTGCCGGATCGCAGGGACTCAGGCACGGCCGATACGAGCGCCGTAGGGAACGTGACTGTTCTCTTCGGCAAGCCGTTCAACAATCCTCCGAAGGTGGCATGCACAATCCAGAGCGCGGTAGCAGGTGACGATCTCGTGCGTGGCGCACCGACGACGACTGGGTTCACTCTATCGGTTTTCAACGCGGGTTCAAGAGTCGTACGAACAGTGGAATATCTGGCGATCGGATTCTAAATGTCTGACCAAGACTATTACGAAATTCAGGGTACCGACCTACTCGGCAACTACCCCACACAGGCGCAGGGGACAAACCGGGCGCTGAAAGGTAAGTTCAACGGTCCCACGGAGCCGCCGTCACCGACCGCTTATCAGGATTGGCTCGACACGACGACCGGCTTCTGGAAGCAACGGAACTCCGCCAACGATGCCTGGATCGTCATGGGCTTGATCGGGGTTCAGTATAGCGGAGCATTGCCTCTGACCGGCGGGACCATGACCGGAGATATATCGCTTGGAACGACCAGGCGTATCACCAACATGGCACCGGCCAGCGCGGCAAACGACGCCGTGCGTAAGGCCGAGCTTGACCTGAAGGCCAACATTGCCTCGCCGGTCTTCACGACGGACGCGCAGCTTGCGGTGGACCCGCCTACGAACAACTCGCTGACGAGAAAGATTTACAACGAGAGCCGGTACCTGAAACTAACCGGCGGGACCATGACAGGGCAGCTTACGCTAGGAGGGATCGCCTCCTCTTCCCTGCACGCTGTTCCCTTGGATCAGTTGAAGACGTTCGTTGTCTTCAACACTTCCACCGGTCACCGCCACGACGGTACAGACGCGCGCAAGGTGCGTGGGATCAACCTCGACGCCGTGGCGGCAGCGGCCGGAGCGAAGCTCACGTCGAACGGGGACGGTACTACGATCTACTCCCTGGCGCAGCCGGTGGTGCCGCTTGTGATCCCTGTCGTTGCGCTCAACGTTGATCCGGCTGCGACATCGTACACCGACGTGAACGTCGCAGGCAGCGTGACCGCGACTTCGCGCGCGGTCCTGCTTGCCTTCGAGGTCTTCGACAACATGGTGATCCGAGTGCGACCGGACGGCAGCGCGAGCGACTCGACCGACATGAACATAAACCTGAACACGTCAAACGGGGCGCACCCTGGCCGCTCGTGGTGGGTGGAACTGCCGGCCTCAAAGGTGTTTGAGTACAAGAAAGTCTCCGGCACTGGGTCAAACCTCGTGATCCGAGTGCTCGGTTACGGACAGCTATAGGAAGGAAGAGAGAAATGGCACTGCTCGATTGCGTGACGCCCTTCGAAGACGTGGACACCGTCGCCAATGCGTGGAAGACGCTGGCTTCGTTGAAGGCTCCGTCCGACCAGATGCTGAGCCTGAAGCGCGCCGAGTGGTTCCCGAACGGTGTCGCTGGCGACGCGAAGCACTTGAAGGCGCGCATGGTGCGGATCACGGCCGACTCTGGCACGGGCACGGCGATCACGCCGAAGAAGCTCAACAACGCCTTCGGCTGCACGCCGCGCGCTACCGCACGGTGGAACTTCACCGTCGAGCCTACGGTCGGGGACGTGCTCTATCCTTCGCACGTTCACCCGCAGGGAGCGTTCGCTCGGGAAATGACCTTCGACGGGATAGCCGTCGAGGAAGGGACTGAGGTGGCGATCCAGGTGTTCATGGCTACGGGCGAGACGGTCGTGAAAGTCGCAGGCGGGATTTACCACCTTGAGTAGAGAGCCTGGGGTGACGGAGACCATGGATTGCATCCACTTCAGCTTTTGGGGGAAATTGAGATTGGTACCATTCTCGCAGGCGTGCTCGTGCTTCTGATCAGCACCACGGCGCAAGTGATCATCTCGCTTCACAACAAGCGTGTGAGCGAGCAGAACACGGAGAAGCTGAACGTCAACGCCGTTCAGATGGCCGAGCAGACGACTAAGATCAACAACGTGAGCGAGAAGACGACGCAGACGCTATCTCTCGTGAACGGCCAGAGGGACGCGCTGGACGCCAAGGTGGCGGCGCTGGAAAGCAGGCTCGAGGCCGCGCATGCCAAGATCGCGGTACTCGAGTCCAAGCTCTTTGACGCCATGGAAACAAAGGACAGTCCTACATGATCGAGATTCTCGCGCAGGTAGTACCAGCAGATGCAGCCGCAGATACCGGCGGCATGACGTTCGAGATCGGTGCGATTCTCGCTGGGGTGCTTACTGTTCTCATCACAACCTCCGCGCAGCTCGTGCTTGCGTAGCTTAACGGTAAGACAAGCGCAGCAAACAAGAAGACTCTTGAGGAGACAGGATCGGTAATCAAGAGCATCAAGGAATCGGCGCAGAACACAGAGACAATGGCGGAGAAGATCAAGGAGACCGGCGAGAAGACGGCAGAGAAGACCGAGACTACACACGCTATCGTCAACTCGCGGAACACTGCGCTGGAAAGGTCGGTGGAGGATTGGCGCGACAAGACCATAGCGCTGGAGAAGCGGATAGAAGAAATGTCGAAGGCGCTCGACTCCGAGAGATCCAGAAAGAGTGAAGCATGAACATCGAAAGGTACCAGAACGTGGGTAGCGTAATCGGAATCGTCGTGATCGTGATCGGTGTGCTGATCGCGCTACAGGTGATACCGGCCACGCCGGTCGTGCTCGGCGCGTGCCTCGCGGCGCTTGGAGCTTCGAGGCTTTGCTAACGTGACAGTCCCTGCCTTCACCGTCTACGGCAACCGTCCGCGTGTCTTCTTCCGCGACACGGACCTGTCCGACATTATCGCTCGCACGAACGACGTCAACGGCTGGAAGACGCTCTGGGACAACGTCATCATCCCGGCGGCAAACAACTACGACGACGACGCAGACTCGTCTGTAGCAGGCACCGGCCGGCCTGGTCGCTTCATGGTTCTGGCGCTGGCTGGACTCGTCGAGAACAACGCCGCCTATCGGGACAAGGCGATCAGCGCTGCTATCTGGCTGGCCGTAAACAACCCGCCTAACCCTACGAACGCAAGCGGCCGTGAAGTCCTAATGTGCCTCGTGATCGTCTTCGATCTGCTCTACGACTACATGACGTCGAGCGAGCGAACGACAATCGCTAACGAGATGATCTACTGGTGTACCGGACCGACCAGTAACGACTCCGGAATGTCCGCGCAGTCAGACGAGTGGATGGACGGCCACTCGGGTATCGACCAGATGCACCAGCTCGCCGCCGCGCTGACGATGACCGGATTCAATTCGACTGCCTCTTCGCTCCTCAGCGAGGCCGTGAACTTTATCTTCGGAGTCAACGCCAACGAAGGCCGTATCCAGACCGCGCGCTACCAGTACACTGGCGGCGGGGCTGAGAAGGGTGCCACTTACTTCCAGCTCGGCTGCCGTGCCGAGCTTTCGTATCTCTGGTTCATGGAGCACGGGACCAGCCTGACGAATATCTGGACTACTGAGGACGCTTGGGCCTCGAAGATATGGGAGTGGGTGATCTGGACACAGTACCGAGGGAACGTCGCTCAGGCGTGGGAAGCGCACGGCGACACCGGAAAGTCAAGCTCGCCTACGATCCAGGTGGAGCTCCGCTGGATTCTATCCATGCTGGCCACGAAGTACGCCTCCAGCGATAGCGGGAAGTTCATGCGGTGGATGTACGACCAGTACGACAACGATCAATCCCAGTTCGCGGACAACAATATCTGGGACGTGATCTTCATGGATCGGGCGAACACGACGAGCCTAGCGCCGAGCGCGGCAGGATCGCCACCCGCAACTTCCAAGATGTTCTACCCGCCTGGCAGCTACTTCCACCGCGGCGCTGCGAGCGGCGACAACGCATGGAGCTACGAAGACTCCACGTGGTGCCGGATCAACGCCAAGAAGTATTTCTGGCAAGGCCACTTCCACTTGGACTCCGGCAGCGTGCAGATCGTCTACAAGGGCGATCCTATACTCTTGGCACCTGCCGGAGCGTATTCGCTCGATATCTGTCCAACGTGCCACAATAACAACGCGCTCCAGAGGTCGTGGCTCCAGTCCATGGTGCCGCTTGTCATAGACCCTAGCCAGACCTACCACAAGAGCGCGATCATATCGAACAACCTGTCCGTCAACGACGGCGGGCAGCACTATCGGAAGTGGATCAACACATCCGGCGGCACGGACTACGACCCTACGAACACCGTCCGCATGGTCAACGACGGCGGCGGAACGGCGTGGCTTCGGTGCGAGAGCTTCACCGAGATCACGAACAATTCGAGCGTTGTCTTCCTGAAGGCCAACATTCGAAACGGGTACAAGAAGTTCAACACGAGCTCGCAGCGGTGCTCTGTTCTCGATGTGAAGTACCTGATAATCAAGCCGACAGTGGCTAACGGTCTCACGGACTGGGCAATGCTCTACTACGCGCGGATCGTGAAGGCCGACCCGGACTGGATCACGACGATACCGTTTCACTTCGGGAACACGATCACGACAACTGCCTACGGCTTCCACGCCACCGGCTACAACGCTGCCAACTCGATCTCGCCAGCAGGGAAGCTCTGGGTGGACGTGCGGAATATCTCGGCCTACACGCTCACTAACTCGACGCCGGGGAGCGCGGTATCGGGAACGGTGTGGTTCGCGAACCAGTTCAAGTGTCTCGGGACCGGTACGAACTTCCTCCCGGACGAGGACGCGAACTCGCGCGAGTACCGGGACATCAAGAAGCACTCGCTATACTGTAAGAAGACAACGCAGGTCAGCGAGGAGCACTACGTCTTCCTCCTCATGCCGTCGGCTAACGGAGCGAGCGAGCCTGCGGCCTCCCGCGTGTGGCGTACCGACGCGCAGGAGCCAAACCACTACATGATCCGCCTGAACGGCACGGAGGACTACGGAGTCCACCGGACGCTCGATCAGGTGATCCACCCTGGCGGCGGCGGAGGGCCGGACGTTACCGCGCCTGCGAACCCGACGAGCGTGGTGGTTGATCCGAAGAACACGGCGCTCTTGACGAGTTGGGTCGATCCGGCAGACGCAGACTTGGACCATATCGAGGTCTGGTACAGGACGAGCGCAGTATAAAAAGGAAGTGAGAGATCATGGCTACCTTCACAGGCGAATGGACGAACGGAACGCTTCACTCTTCGAGTGTCGTGACGAACGGTGGGACCGCCACAGAAAACGTGGACCTTGACGCAGCAGGCTATTTCGGCATGCGTGGCCAGATCGACTTCGATATCGCGTCTGGGTCACCGGCCGGAGACGTTGTCGTTCAGATATTCGGATCGTGCGACAACGGCACCAACAAGGACACAGAGGCCGACCAGACTTTTAGGATACCGTTCTCTGCGACTGGGAATAAGAAGCAGGGTTTTACGGTCTTCTTCAGTCCGTATGCGAGCGTAAAACTGACTAATAATACGGGTGTGTCTGGAACGTACATTGGAAGGTTCAGTGGACTCAAACAAGCCAGTGCGTGATAATGGCGAGATGGAACCAACCGAAGAAGAAAAAAGGCGTGCCTACCATCTTGCCGCAATGAAGAGGTACAGAGAGAGGCATCCCGACCGAGTCAAGGCTTATAAGAAAGCGTACAGTCAACGTCCAGAAGTAAAAGAGAAGGCGCGATTGGCCGCAGCACGCTGGCGCGCAGAGCATCCAGAGAAGGTGAAGAGGCGGTATAACCGCGAGAGCCAGGCCGCCGCGGAAGCTCGGTGGAAAGCAAAAGATCCCGAGGGGTTCAAGGCCTGCCGTGACAGGGCCAAGGCTCGTTACCAGGCAAAGCACAAAGATCGACTGCGCGTTCTATCGAAAGAGAAGTACCAGAAAAACAAGGAACAGTGCAAAGCCAGCGTTGCGAGGTGGCGCGCCAATAACAGAGAGAGGGTCAGGGTTTATAGGCGAATGGAAATGGCCCGCGACGGAGGCTTCGCGCCTCCGGACTACCAGGGCCAGCCAGAGGCTTACTGGAGAGCCTTGCAGGGAGAAGACTGCGCAATTTGCGGCGACCGTCTCGGAACCGGCCGAAAGCTGCACCTGGACCACGACCACACCACAGGCAGAATCCGCGGCTTCCTCTGTAACCTCTGCAACGCTGGACTTGGCCACTTTGCAGACAACGAAGACATTCTTCTCCGGGCAATCTCCTACCTCCGTGGGACAGCCGAGCCGCTATCCGCTCCGCTGCGGAAGCCGAAGACTATCTCTGGAGAGCTGCCTGGTTAATGCCGCTCCACAAGCCGCAACGCTGGGCATTTCAAAAAGGACTCGTAGCGCCGCGCGCTCAAGGTCTCTGGCCTGGTTGCTGTCTGGCGCTGCCGTTCTGGGACGGCGGCAGGATCTGCGAGGACCTGTCTGGCCACAACCTGCATGCGGTTTTCGGCTCCGCGCTCGACCCGGTCGGAGACTGGCTCGTCAGTACCTACGGCTCGTGCCTCGACTTCGACGGAGCCGCGAACCAGGAACTTACGATAGCCGCTCCACCCGCTGCGTGGGTCGACGGCCAGCCGCGCATGTCCTGGGAGATCATCTTCCGCTGCGACAACCCCGTGGCCGGGAGCGGGATCATCCAGGGGCTGCTCGGCAAGTACACGACGACTGACGGGAGACGTGCCTGGCGGATCTACGTTAACGGCGACGAGGTCGCGCTCCAGGTCTCCTCGGACGGGGTCGCTAACGAGATACAGCTCACGACTAACTGTAACCTCAATAACGGTGTCTGGGCGCACGTGGTCCTCACGTACGACGCGGGAGTTTTCCGCGCCTACAAGGACGGACTCGCGCTCACCACAGACGGGGACTTCGGCGCGCAGCTCTCGATCTTCGCCGGCACGATCGAGCCGATACGGATAGGCGCGCGGTCAGACTCGAACCGTCTGGCAGGCATGATCGCCGGGATCCGGATCTGGCGGAACCGTGTGCTCGGCGCAGCCGAGGTCCTCCAGCTCTATACCGATCCATGGCGCATGTACGAGGCGACGTGGATGCTCCCGACGTTCGCCGTGGAGCACTCCGGAGGCGCGGCAGCAGGGACGTGGTTCAAAGCGGCGGACGTGGCGGCTGGCCTCGAGGGCTACACGATCACCGGACTCTCGAACGGGGTCTCCTACGACGTCCAGCTCAAGTCGGTTGACACGTCGGACAACATCTCGGCCGGGACTACGCCGGTGGCCGGGACGCCTGCGGTCGGCTCGACGGCGACTCGCCTGCGTAGCGTGCTTACACCGCGCGTGACCGGCTCGAGACCCTCGGGTGCGCTGGCGGCGAGGACGCGGCGTTGAGCGAGCCACCGAACTGCCACGACCCGCTTGCACTCGTCGAGGCGCTGCTCGGAGTCGCGCGGCGCATGGCCTGGGACCAGGACCGCATACGGCAGCTCGAGGCCGTGAACCTGGAGCTCCAGGAGCGGTTGCGGATCTCAGAGGAACTTTCGAGCTTCGTGGTGGAGGAGCCTCGGGACGGGAGGAGACCATGATCGGAACGGCCACGCTCGCGCTTTGGGTTCTCGGCCAGGCGGCTCTGCTCTGGGAGGACACCTTCCAGACGGCCCCGGTTCACGCGCAGGGACAGTACCTCTACGTGCCTTCGAGCGCGGACATCACCCTGCTCGAGCCAGGTAGGGTCCAGGCGCAGCTCGTGATCGACGGCACGGCCACGGGACCGGAGCGCGCCGAGATTGGCCTCTGGGACCCGTCGACGACGAGCCAGATCCACGTACGGGACCCGGTTGGCTCCGAGCGCACCTTCGCCTTCGAGATCGAGATCCCCGCCGACTGGGAGCAGTCGAGCCACAAGACGGTAGTCTGCCAGTGGTTCCAGAGCGGCGAGATTCACCTGAACCCGCCGTGGTCCGTCGAGGTCGTGCGTAACGAGTTCAGGTTCGTTCGGGTGATCAACGGCACGCGGACGATCCTGGCGGTGGTCCCGAACGTCATAGGGCGTCGGCACCTATTCGAGTTCTCCTTCCGCTGGGAGGCGTCCCCGAAGGGCCACGCTCAGGCCTGGCTGAACGGCGTCCAGGTCTTCAACCAGCGGAAGCGCGCCACGCTCTCGAAGAAGGGAGGGTTCACGACGGTGGGTCCGTACTTCCGCTTCGGTGCCTACGTGCCGGGGGCGAGGGACCCCGGCCTGTACCCGGCCGGGTTCCAGCGCCGCGTGTGGCTCAACTCGCTCCGGAAGTGGGAAGGGCTGAAGTGACGGAACTCGTGATCGTGGCGCTCGCCGCGATAGGCCTGATCTTCGTCGTAGACGCGGCTTTCCGCCAGCTCAAGAAGCGGCGGGAGAAGAGGCGGTGGTGAGGGGCTATATGCGAAAGTTAGTGGGCCGTCACCGCAGTAGGGTCCCTCATCAGCTTCCAGCCGGTGTCCGGCGGGCTCTCGTAGTACCACATGGCTCCGGACTCGATGTCCACCATGAAGCCGATGAAGCCGCCGATGATCCCGAAGCCAAGGTTCCCGAAGACCCAGCCGTTGAAGCGCGCTGGAATCTCCTCGCTCCGGGAAATGTAGCCGGGCTTCGCGAGGTACACGACTGCCGGAGTGGATTCGCGGCGCACCTCGACCTGGCATGGCGTGGTCCCGACCTGGTAGCCGCGGACGCTCACGACCGCGCCGGGCGGGTCGGAGAGCAGTGTCATCTTCTGGGTCTCGCCGTGGAGGATGGTCGAGCAGCCGGAGAGGAAGAGGAGGAGAGGGAGAAGAAGCCGCATCGCGTTACCCCTTGGGCAAGGTCCCCTGTTTCTCTTCACCTAAATCGTACACGCGTAGGACGTTAGAGCCTACGGTCGATTCATCGTAGTCTTAACGGGCGGCGGGAAAAGGAGTAAGAGCCATGAGGAAAGCACTCTGGACGCTGTGTTTGGGTTTTGTTGGGGTGAGCGGGTTCGCCATCTTCCCCGACGCCGAGATCATAGCACGTGGAGACGCGAACCACTCGGGAACCGTCAACGTCTCGGACGCGTCGTACATCTCGAACTACCTCTTCCATGGCGGTCCCGCGCCTCCGTGCCTCAACGAAGCGGACGCGAACCACGACGGGCAAGTGAACGGAGCGGACGCAAGCTTCATCCTGAACTGGCTCTTCTCTGGCGGGCCTGCGCCTCCGTCCCCAGGACCCTTCAACACGACCTGCAAGCAGTCTTCGAATCCGATCATCAGCTGCAACATCGGCTGCTAGGCCTCCCGGTCTTTCGCGGCCGTCGACGGAAAGCCTGGAGTTCCTCGGCTGTGATCACGTAGACCCCGCCCACCTTGCGGCCTAAGCGGCCGTCAAGGCAGAGGCGCTGCACGCGCTGGCGCGAGAGCTTCAGCGTGGCAGCGGCCTCGCGGACGGAGAGGAGGTTCACTTCGAGTCTTCGTCCGTGGCACCCTTCAGCGCAGCCTCGGCATCAGAAGCAGATCGATACTGCGTTTTCTTGCTCGCGCCGCACTCGCAGGTTTCGCGGTACCCGTAGAGGTAGCCTCCGTTGCGGTCCACCCCCGAGGGTTCCATGATCATCCGGTACTTTGCGGTCTTGTGCTCGTGAGTCTTCATCGTTGTCGTCTCCTGTCTCGTGGCCTTGGTTGTTTCCATGCCTGAAAGTATAGGCGCTGGCCTACTGTTTCGCAAGGGCAATCCAGAAAGATTTTTCAGGCCTGCTTTCAAGGCCTCTTTTTAGACCAGCACAAGGTGCCTCTCCAGGCTTGATCGAGAGCTGAGGAGCGCCGAGCGCCTCTGGATCAGCCGCCGCGTGCTCAGGGGCAGCGCCAATCGCGCGAGGTAGGCCATCCAGGACGCGGCCTCGTCGGCCTCCCCGAGCTCCCGGTAGACCCCGCAGAGCATGCCGACCACCCGGCCGGCGTCGAGCTTCGTCGGCACGAGCCGCGCGTATATCCCGGCCTGCTCCAGGGCCGCCCTGGCGTCCAGGGGCTCTCCTGCGTTCGCCATGGCCGCGCCAAGGCCAAGGTTCCAGAAGGACCGCTGCGCGTGCCGCTCTATGCCTCCTGCGAGCCTTAAGAGGCCCTGGAGGATCTCGATCGCGGGCCAGCTGTTCCCGTCGTTGATGTGCGCCCAGGCGTCGATCGCCAGGTGGGACTCGATCCACTCGCGTGCGCCTTTGGCCTCCCGCATGAGCTCCGGGTCAGGAAGGGAGGACGTGTGGCCCATGAGGAGGCCGTTCTCGCGGACGAAGGCCAGGTGGCCGATCATGCGGGCGTGGTCCTTGACCGAGGGCTCCGTGTCGGCGGCAAGCTCGCTGGCGTGGTCGAAGAGCTCGTCCGCCTGGACGCCGCGAAGCTGGAGGCTCCTGATCCGTCCGCGCAGGCTCCAGGCGTAGAAGTGATCCTCGCCCTCGAGCGCCGCGTAGCACGTCCGAAGATCACCGGCCTGGTACCGCTCTAACCACCCGTCTGGAAGTTCCCACATCATTCTTCGGAATCCTCTTGACGGCCTACCCGTACTTTGTTCTAAGGGACACCTAAAGGGTGCCTGAAGGCACCTAATCCTCTTCCGGCGGTTTCATGAGCAAGTCAGCAGGCGTAACCTCCTCCCGATCCTTGAGGCGCTTCCAGAACTGGATCAGCGCGTTCACGGCTCGTTGTGTCGACACGTGCTGCGTGCTCGCCTCGTTGCAGAACTTGGTGAGCTCGTCGAGCAGCTTGCCTCCGTCGTCGAAGACCATGCTTCGCCGGAGCTTGTTCATCTTTTTCTTCCTCCCGCCGTTATTGGCTTTGGGTGCCATCGTAGTGCCTCCTATACACCTTTCTTCTATCGCTTGCAAGGGGTGTCGAGAGAAAGAGCTTGCAGGGGAGCGGGTTAGCAGGGTAAGGATGACAGCTACTCCCGAAGCCGGGAAAGCGAGTCCCCATGTCGCCGGAGAGAGACGGCGATCGCCCTGCGTTTCAATCGGGAGTTCCGGTGCGTGTTGTCGACTTGAGGGACAAGCTCCTCATGGTCTACCGGCAGAAGGAGCGTTCTGCGGGGACGATCAGGGCGATGCTGACGAGTTTCAAGGCTCTATTCGGGTTCTTCGGCGAGGAGACCCTTGCCGAGCTTCTCACGTTCGACGTGCTCCTCGAGTACGTGGACAAGAGGCGGCGCACGCACGCGCCAGCGACGATCGACCGCGAGCTGTCGTTCCTCCGGACGGCCATGGGGATCTACGCGAAGGCCGGGAAGCTGAAGGTCCCGCCGTTCCCCGAGCTCGAGTACCAGAACGCGCGGCAGGACTTCTTCGAGTCGAAGGAGTTCAAGGCGGTCCTCGAGTTCCTGCCGTGGGATCTCAGGCCGTTCGCGACGTTTCTCTGGCTCACCGGATGGAGATCGAGCGAGGCGAAGGCGCTCACGTGGGCGAACGTCAACTGGGAGATCGGCATGGTCAACCTCCCGACGTCGAAGAACGGCGAGCCGAGGAGCTTCCCCTTCAAACGCTTCCGGCAACTGAAGAGACTCCTCGAGCAGCAGCGCGCTGCTACCCGGCGGATGGAACGGAAGCTCGAGAAAATCATCCCCACCGTTTTCTGGCGCGGAGCCGACCCGCGAGGGTTCATGCAGGGCGCGGCGATCGGCTCCTTCTGGCACGCCTGGAACACAGCCAGGACGAGGGCCGGGTGCCCCGAGAAGAACCCGCACGACTTTCGCCGGACGAGCGCTCGGCGGATGGACAACGCCGGGATACCTCGGAGCGTGGCGAAGAAGCTCCTAGGTCTTCGCTCGGACGCGATTTACGACCGATACCGGATCGTCCCGACGAAGGACATCGAGGCGGCATCGGAGGAGCTCGGGGACTACCTCGAGGGTGGGGCGAAGCGAGAGGCTTGCGGAGACGATCCAGATCGCTGATACTATCGGCCGGATGGCCGCAGAGAAAAGAAGGAAGCCGAGCCGCCGCGCCATCGAGGTCGGGCGATACATGGCGCTCTGTAAGAAGCGAAAGCTGTCGAAGGAGCGCCTCTCGGAGATCGCTCGAAACGCGGTCAGGGTTCGCTGGGCAAAGTTCAGGGAACGTAAGCGGCTGGAGGCTGCCGAACAATCCTGAAACTTTCCCGTTGACACTGGTACTACCGATAGTATAGGCTGCCGACGTGATCGAAAGGCGAGATAGCGCAGTGCCCCAGCCTCGCATGAGAAGGGCGTCTTCTACTTCGAGCACCGAAGGGAATAGACGCCGACTCGCGGGGCATTCGAAGGGGCATACCTCGCAGGAGAATCTGTTGTTCTCTTGCGAGCACTCGCCTGAGCACGGACGGCCAGCCGCCTCGGGTACCACCGGCTTCGGGAGCCGGGGCGGCGTTTCTTTACCGCCAGACGAAGAGAACGGAGGCCAAGCTGCGCTCGGGGGACTGAGAGCGTCACTGCCCAACGATACGAGGGCCGCGCGTCTCACCCCACCCAGTTACCCCCTGGAGCGGGGGCGAGCGCGCGGTACCTCCTTTTACCCGATTTCAGGGAACGAAACGAGGCAGGAGGCAGCGAAAGGCCGTTGGAGAACCACCAAGTCTTCTGCGTCGCCTACGCGCTTCCTTCCTGCCTTTTACCAGAAAGGAGCAGTGATGTTGAGAGACTGGCCTTTGTACGTCCTGGGCGCGGCCGTTGGCTGCGGGATCGCGATCGTGTTCGGGTTCATCGTGGGGTGGTTGCCGTGAGCGACGCCAAGAAGCGCATGGCCTACGAGGCGTGCAAGGCAGAGATCGTTCAGTCTCTTGAGCGCTGGCGGGATAGGCAGCCGACGCCGACGCTCAAGCTCATGGCCGACAACGCTGCGCAGTTCGTTAGGCGGCTCGTTGTCGTTGGACTCGACGCGGACCTGCCTACCTACGTCGAGGTCACTCCAAAGGAGGCCCCATGACCTGCCCGATCTGCGACGACCGTAAGGCGTGGCGAGGCGGCTCGTGCAAGCGCTGCCGCGCGTGGGAGTGGGTCTGCTACGTCGCCGGCGCCGTGTTCGTGTTCTGGTTGCTCGCGCTCATCGGGAACTGGGAGGAGGCCAAGCGATGACCCCGCTCGGCGTGACCCTCGTGATCGTCGGCTTCGTCGTCCTTCTCTGGCTGGCCTACCTCGCCAAGGAAGTCTGGGACGCCGTCAAGCTGCGACGCCAGGAGGAGAAGGAATACGAGGAGCGGTACCTGCGCGACGAATGGGACAAGGGGCTGTGAGAGCTACGTGGTGTGAACGGACAGCCTTGGGGGAGAAGGCCGGCGGTCAGAGGAGTCACAACGACCGCCGGCCGGAAAGGAAGTCGAATGCATTGCACGCACTGCGGCAACGAGGCCAGGGAGACCTACCGCGCCAAGGGGAAGGCACAGCCGATCTGCGACGGGTGCCTTGACGCCAAGGTCGGGGTCGAGATCGAACGCTGCGAGGAGTGCTCCAGGTGGTTCGCCGAAGGCCTGATCTCGGCCTGCGAGTCTGAAGGCCGCACCTTCTGCCTTCCGTGCCACGAGACGGCGAACGCCGACGCTACATGCGGGTGTTTCGTCTCGCTCGACGACGACACCGGCCACGAGGACCGTGAGCGCGGCGAGAGGGGGTACCTGTGAGTGGGTTCTCCAAAGAGTACGTCGAGGCCGTAAGTCTCCAGGCGTTCGACAAGTTCTGGAACGCGCCACGCGCACAACAGTTGACCATAGCCTACGAACTCATATCGAGCCTCATAGGTAAGGATACGTTCAGGGCTATTTGCCAGGACGCATTCCTTGGCGGCCTCGTGGCTGGTATGCGCCTGGCCCGCCAACAGAAAGAGAAGGGCGGTGGCGCATGAGCCGCATCCGCACGACCGCCGAGAAGGCCATCAAGCTCATGGAGGCTGCGCTCAAGGATCGCATGGACGCGGCCTCCCCGCTCCAGTGGCGGATTTCTCTGGCGGTGATCGAGTTCGCCAAGGCCTGCCGTGCCGAGGACGACGCCAAGCTCAGCCTCGCACGCACGCAGGAAAACATACGCCGCATTCTCAACCCAGAAACCGAAGCTCCCCAGCGGTTGCGACCCGACGCGCGGGACGTTCAGGCACGGCCGGATCGTGAACCCGGCCGATCGCGGGGGAGCAAGTCATGAACGAAGCGGAGGCTCGGCCGGACGACACGGGGGAAGCTCACACGGACAGGACTCGCGAACCTGACGGAGGTCCCGAACTGCTGCCGAAGAATGCGGGGTCGCAGCCGCTGTCGGTAGGCATGCTCAAAGCTCGAAACGACGAGCGTGGTTCGAACGTGAGCGACGACCAGCCTCCCGCTTCTTTGAGACTCGGTACACGCCACGTCGACCCCTGGCCGTGGTTCCGCGACGACGCCACCGCCTACGCGGTCCGCGACTTCCTCGCGCGCCTCGCCAGCGGCCACTACGACCGCCGCACGTACGCGCTCAGAGCGATACAGGACGAGGCGCAGGCGCTGTTGAAGAGGATTCTCAAAGACGACGCCACTCGCGCGCCGTCGGGGGATAGCGCCCGCCAGGAGGCCCCGTGAGACTCGAACTTCACATCACACAGGAAGAGGACTGCTGGATCGCGTACTGCTTCGACCCAGACCGCAGCGAACCATCCGTGCGTGGATTGGCCCCCACGGAGAGCGCGGCTGCAAAGGAAGCCGTGCGGCGGTACTTCCAGCGAGCCGCCGACCCCAGATGGCTGGCGACGAGTCAGGAGGCCCCATGAGCGCGCAGGGACGCACGCCGGAGCCGAAGTGGAAACCGGAGGAGCTGCGCAACCTTACCGCGTGGACTTCGTCCTGGCTTCACGACCACGAAGGCGACCCGCCACACGGCCTCTTCGCACGGAGGGCCTACGCCTGCGTTGTGGCCTGCGCTTCGCTCCCCGACCCCGAGCGCGACGTGGCCGAGATGCGGGGCCTGCTCTTCCGCTGCGGCGAGTTCCTTAACGACCTTGGATATGGCGAGACCGAGCTATCAGAGCGCATCCGCGCCATCCTCGCCCGCTTCGACGCCAAGGAGGCCACGCCGTGAAGATCTACCTCGTCATGCTCTCGCCGTTCATCTACGCACTCATCGGCTACCTCTTCATCTGGTGGTGCTTCTCATGACCGACCCACAAGCGCCCCGCCCCCAGGCTTGCCCACCGTACTGCGGGGGCGGGGATTTGACACCAGACCAGCGTGAAATGCTCATGATCCTCGAGCTGTATCGCCGCGAGTGCTTGGCCAAGGAGCTTCGCCTCGCGCCCGAAGACGTCGAGGAAATCGAACGGCGCATGGAGGAGCGGGAGCGTGGGCACCCGTGAGACACACGGATACGAGACCTACACAAACACGATCCGAGACCTCGCCTGGGAAACAACATTCAAGGATGAGATCGCACTGTTTACAAGGAGGGTACTTGAGGGGGAAGGCTACATGACCGAAGCAACTGCTACGACTACGACTCCAGCGGTAGACCCCAAGAACGGTACTGCCGAGCCTTACAGCGTGACGGACGAGCGACGTATCCGGGTCGATTTCTCGAAGCCTGATAGCCCATTCAAGCGCGCGAAGACGATCGAGAAGCGCCGAAAGCTCTTCGTCTGGGGGGACTCGGGCTGCGGCAAGACCTGGTTCGCGCTCCAGTTCCCCAAGCCAGCCGTTCTCGACCTCGAGCGGGGTTCCGAGGAGTACGGCAACCGATTCGATTTTGACGTGTTGCCAGTCACGACCGCTGACGACGCAATGGCCGCGCTGGACTGGCTCGCGACGAACCGCCACGACTACCGCACTCTCGTGATAGACCCTATCACGGTCTACTGGGAGGCGCTCCAGAAGAAGTGGTCGGACATCTTCCTGACCCGGAACAAGGGCGGGAAGGGGTTCAAGTTCGAGTTCTACGAGCTTCAGCCACGCGATTGGAACATCGTCAAGGCCGAGCTCCGGCACTTTATCCGGAAGATCCTCGCGCTCGACATGAACGTGATCGTGACGGCTCGGCAGAAGACCCAGTATGCCGACGGCGGCTTCATGCGTGCGATCGGGGAGACCTTCGACGGTGAGAAGTCTCTCCCGTACCTCTTCGATACGATCCTTCAGCTCCGCCGCTCACCGGAAGGCAAGTTCTACGCGAAGACCATAAAGGATCGCACGGGCAGGCTGCCGGCTGCGGAGTTCGAGAACGAGTTCTCGGTCTTCGAACGGGCCTTCGGGAAGACAGAGCTCGCTCGCAAGGCGAAGCCTGTGGCAATGGCCACCGCGCGCCAGATCGAGTCGATTCGGAAGCTCTCATCTGATCTCAAGATTCCCGAAGAGCGCATGAACGAGCGGCTCGCGCACTACGGGGCCGAGTCGCTCGAAGACCTCACCGAAGAGAACGCCGCAGTGATCTTCACGAAGCTCGAGGCGGCCATTGCCTCGCGCAAGCCAACCGAGACCCAAGAAAGGAAAGAGACTGATGCCACGAGTTGATTTCTCTCAGATCCCAGACGCGAACGATTTCCCGGTGGTGCCGGAGGGGCGCTACCTCTGCAAGCTCACGTCAGTGCTCGACACCGACAAGGAGGGGCAACCGATCCGGAGTAGCGGAGGCCACGACCAGTGGAAGCTCCACTTCACGATCGTTGAAGGGCAGAACGTGGGCCGTCTACTCTTCGATCAGATCACGTTCTCCCCAGACGGCATGAAGAGGCTGAAGCTGATCTGCTCCAGGCTGGGGATCGACGTGTCTGGGGCGCTCGACCTGACGCCGTCTCTGATCAAGGACAAGAACGTCTACGTCAACACGGTGATCGAGACCTACCAGGGGAAGCGTGGGAACAAGATCCCCTATGACGGGTACGAGCGCGTAGACGGGACCCAGGCCCACGCGCACGTGCCTGCTGGTGCCGTTGCGTCCGCCACCGGCGAGAACCTCGGGGAAGACGACCTGCCATTCTGATGATCTCAGAGGTTCACATGGACTTAAGACCATACGTCAAGCCGCCGGAGACACTGCCGACGGAGCCCGTTCTCGCCGGAACGCTGGAGAAGATCCGGTTCCACCAGGACGGGTTCCTGATCGGGGTTGTCTCCGACAAGAACGGCGGGACAACGGTAAAGGGGTCCATGTTGAACCCAAGCCTTGGGCTCTTCTACACCTTCCGCGGGAAGTGGGTCGATGACCCGAAGTGGGGTCGACAATTCCAGTTCGAGGAGTACCAGAGCGAGTTCCCGAGGAGCCTGGACGCCATTAGGGAGTATCTGGAGGAGCACTGCTCCTACGTCGGTCCGGTCATTGCCAAGCGCATAATCTCAGCGTTCGGGGAAGACTCGCTCTCGGTTCTCAAGTCGGATCCAGTTCGGGTGGCGCGCGAGGTTGCCGGTCTCAAGCTCGAGCGCGCCGAGATCCTCGCGGCCTACCTGAGGCAGATCGAACGTGACGAGTCTCTGGACCTCGACCTGAAAGACCTGCTGACTGGGTCAAGGATTCCCAAGCGTGCGGTCAACGAGATCAAGGAAAAGTGGCTACACGAAGCGCCGGACGTGATTCGAAAGAATCCATACGTCCTGATCGAGCACATCTCTGGGGTAGGGTTCGCGATAGCCGACGAGATCGCGAAGCGACTCGGGCACGACCTGCGGAGCAGCTTCCGTGTCCAGGCCGGGATACTCCACGCGCTAAAGGAGGTGGCGTGGTCGAACGGTCACGTTTGCATGCCCCGTGGCGAGCTCGTGGCCTTGGCGGCTGGGTCGAAGATCCTCGCGATAGAACCCAAGAGGGTGGACCACGAGATCCCTGAGCTTCTCTTGTCGGACGCTCTACGCGAGGAAGCGGGCTGGGTCTACCTCCGTTCGCTCCACGAAGACGAGCACTACATCCGGACGAAGCTGGACGTTCTATTAACCTGCCAGCCGAGAGTCGGTGGCAGACCCGCGCTGGACCAAGATCCACCGCTCATGGACGACCAGGCTGGGGCCATCTACCGTGCGGTCGAGGAGTCGGTTTTCATTCTCACGGGGGCACCAGGGACCGGGAAGACTCACACGCTCAAGGCGCTGATAGATTCGTTCCCGAACGCGAGGATAGAACTCGCCGCCCCGACGGGGAAGGCGGCACGCCGCATGGCCGAGCAGACTGGCCGCGAGGCCATGACGATCCACAAGTTGCTACGGCCAATGAAGGGCGGGCACGGAGGTTTTGTGTTCGAAGCCTGCGAGCAAAAACCCATACCAGCAGACCTGATCATCCTCGACGAAGTGAGCATGCTCGACGTGACCCTGGCGGCGAGCTTCCTTCGTGCCGTTTCACCCGGGACGAGACTCTTCTTCGTAGGAGACACGAACCAGCTTCCCAGTGTTGGCCCCGGTCGAGTGCTCGACTCCATGATCCGCGCCGGAATTCCAGCCGTCGAGTTGACCACGATCAAGCGGCAGGACCCAGGGCAGATCGTAATCAACTGCCACCGGATCAAGGCCGGGGACGACATAGAGGCTAACAACCGGTCACGGGACTTCTTCGTACTCGACCGCAAGGAACCCGAGTCCATTGCCGCGACGATCGTGGAGCTCATGGGCGATCGGTTACCGAAGGCGCAGATAGAGGGGCGAGCCATCCATCCCTTGCGCGACGTGCAGCTGATCACGGCGACGCGCAAGCTGTCGGATCTTTCCGCGAACAACCTGAACAAACTGCTTCAGGAGAAGCTGAATCCGAACGATCCGGTTTCTTGGAGTCAGTTCCGGGTTGGAGACAAGGTGATCCAGCTCAAGAACGAGATTGTCGAGGACACCTTGACACGCGCAGAAGTTGCGATCGTCAACGGGGACCTGGGCTACGTTACCAGTCTGGTCGAGTCTCCACGCAAGGCGGTCATGGTCGAGTTCGAGAACCCGAAGCGCGTCGTTCGCTTCGCTGCGACTGGGGACGAAAGCGCGTCCACTCGCGGCTTGGACCTGGCCTACGCTCTGACGGTCCACAAGTTTCAGGGTAGCGAGGCCCCGGTCATCGTGATCCCGATCCACGGGTGTTTCGGCCCGTTGATCCTTCAACGGGCGTGGATCTACACCGCCATTTCACGCGCGAAACACCGGGTCATTCTCGTAGGGAATCGTAACGAAACCTCAAAGATCATAGGGAGGAACAAGCAGGCCGTAAGGTACACGCGGCTCGCCGAGTTGCTGACAAAGTAAGACGAGAGAACAGAAGTAGAGAGGAGCCTCCCTGGGGAAGAGCGGGAGGCCACGGAAAGATAAGTGAAGAAGCCTGGGACTCCTGCCATCGTCATCGATACCAGGGAACAGCGGCCGTATCGTTTCGAGCCGTTCGTTCTCTCCACGCTGGACACGGGGGACTACTCGGTCACTGGGTACGAGGATCGATTCGCCATAGAACGGAAGTCGAAGGAGGACCTATACAGCTCTCTGGGCCAAGGTCGGGAGCGATTCGAGCGCGAGGTGGCGCGCCTGGGAAGGCTCGACTACGGCGCGATCGTTGTGGAGTCGTCTCTCTCTGGGCTCTTGTGTCCGCCCGGCTTCACGCAAATGAACCCGCGTGCGGCCGTTTGCTCTCTCCACGCGTGGAGCGTGAAGCACGGGGTGCAGGTGTTCTTCGCCGACGATCGCGCGCACGGGCAGGCGCTGACGCGGAAGATCCTCCAGTATGCCTTCAAGTACCGCGGTGGGGTGGCACCATGACTCCG